TACAATGATGATTTTACACCTGATTTAAATGTGGAGTGGGATGATATGGATATAGATACACTATTAGCTAAGAATGACCTTGAGGCACGTTGGAACTTTAACATACCTGCTTTGACACGACAACTTGAGGGTATAAATGCTGGTCACTTGATTGAGGTAGGTGCTAGACCTAATACTGGTAAGACATCTTTTCATGCAAGTATGATTGCATCTCCGGGAGGATTTGCACATCAAGGTGCTAACTGCATTGTCTTGTGTAATGAAGAGGGTAGTCACAGAGTTGGTGCTAGATACCTAACTGCATCTACTGGCATGACTATGAAACAAATCAAGTCTAATCCAAGTAGAGCAAGAGACTTGTACGCACCAATCAAAGATAAGGTTAAGATTAAAGATGCTACGGGTCGTGACATGGCTTGGGTTGAGAGTGTGTGTAAGTCATACAAGCCTGATGTTGTACTACTTGATATGGGAGACAAGTTTGCTAGAAGTGGTGGCTTTGCTAGACCTGATGAGGCACTCAAAGCTAATGCTATACATGCTCGTATGATTGCCAAGCAACATGAGTGTGCAGTATTCTATATGTCTCAATTATCTGCTGATGCAGAGGGTAAGATACTACTGAACCAATCCATGATGGAAGGCAGTAGAACTGGTAAAGCAGCAGAGGCTGACTTAATGATACTGATTGCAAAGAATCCACCAAAGCAAGAAGATGGTGGCGAAGAGGATTTGCAGAGACATCTTAATATTGTTAAGAATAAGTTGTCTGGATGGCATGGTGTTATAACTTGTCAGCTTGATTATCAAGTTGGTAGATATGAGGCATGAATGATTTCCCTGATTTATTTGGTTATACTAAACCTACGACACTCGTTGGTGATGCCTATACGTGTATCAAGTGCCACATAGAACAACCCGCTTCAAACTTTCAACTTATACCTACAGGAGAAGTAAAGAGAACGTGTTCATCGTGTATAAAAGGTCACTACCACACACTAAAGAAGTTACGTAAGGAAAATAAGTATCCTAACGAAGATTACTGTTGTCCAATATGTCAAAGAGACATACAAGAAGTAGGTAAGTATGGACAAGTAAAATTAAATAAGTGGGTACTAGACCATTGCCACGACACTCTAACATTCAGAGGTTGGATATGCCATCATTGTAATTCAGGACTAGGTGGATTTAAAGATGACTTGACAAAAGTAAAAAGAGCAGTTAAGTATTTAAAGAAACATAAGGAGAGTTTAAATGAAACTGACACTTGACGTAGAAAATACAGTCACCACTAGAGATGGTAAGTTACACCTTGATCCATTTGAAACAGATAATGAGTTGATTATGGTTGGGTGTTTAACGGACACAAAAGAAGAATATCTGTTTAGAATGTCAACAGACACAGATGCACATCAAAAGATACAAGAGTTACTAGATGCTTGTACAATACTTATTGGACATAACATAGTACACGACTTGATGTGGATATGGGAATGTGGTCTAACCTATACAGGTCCTGTGTTTGATACTATGTTAGGTGAGTATGTCCTACAACGTGGTGTCAAAAAAGCATTGTCTCTTGAGGCATGTGCTGAGAGATATGAGTTAGCTACACAGAAACAAGATACCTTAAAAGAATACTTCAAGAAAGGTTTCTCAGTTGCTGACATACCACCTGAAGAATTATCTGAGTACTTGTCTGCTGACTTACATGCAACACAGCAGTTATCAGATGAAATATATAGAAAACTAAATACTGTTGAATATAGCGAGTTGATGGATACAGTTATACTAACTAACAAGGTTGCTTTAACACTAGCAAACATATATCAAAAAGGATTTGCAGTAGATTTAAATAAGCTTGAGGAAGTTAGAGTTGAGTTTGAGACAGAGAAACAAGACATAGAGAAACGTCTAAAGATTCAAGTTAAAAACTTAATGGGTGACACACCTATCAACTTAAATAGTCCAGAGCAGATGTCTTGGGTTATATATAGTAGAAAGCCTAAAGATAAAACGACTTGGACACACAACTTTGATTCATACATGAAGACATCTAATTACAAAGAAGTAGTTAGTGAGACATCAGATATAGTGTACAAAACTATAGCTGTAAAATGTAAGGATTGTTATGGGTCAGGTTCAATGAGAAAGGTTAGAAAAGATGGAAACCCTTATGTTAAGCAACCCAAGTGTAATACTTGCATTGGTACTGGCTACACTTTTACTAATATCAACAAGATAGCAGGATTAAAGTTCTCTGCACCATCAGCTAAATGGGTAAGTGCAAATGGTTTTAGTGTTAATAAAAAGTTTCTTGATATATTACATGATGGTGCTAAGAAATTAAATATGTCAGAGGCGATGAGTTTCTTATCAGACTTACAAAGACTGTCTGCACTAGATACTTACTTGTCATCCTTTGTACAAGGCATAAAGACATACGTAAAACCTGATGGTAAGTTACATGTAAGATTGTTACAACATAGAACATCTACTGGTAGGTTTAGTGGTGCAGACCCTAACATGCAGAACATGCCTAGAGGTGGTACGTTTCCTGTGAAGAAAGTGTTTGTATCACGTTGGGATAATGGAAAGATATTGGAGGCAGATTTTGCACAACTTGAGTTTAGAGCTGCGGCATATTTATCACAAGATAAAGTCGCTATTGAGGAGGTTGCGACTGGATTTGATGTTCATGCGTATACGTCTAAAGTTATCAGTGATGCTGGTCAGCCAACGACTAGGCAAGAGGCTAAAGCACACACGTTTGCACCGTTATATGGTGCGACAGGGTTTGGTAGAAGTAAAGCAGAAGCTTCCTACTACGAGCACTTCACAGAAAAATACAAAGGAATCAAATCATGGCACACCAGATTGGCTAAAGAAGCTCTAGCTACAGGCAAGATAACTACACCATCAGGAAGACAGTTCTCTTTCCCAGATGTGCAGAGACTTATGTCTGGTAAGATATCTAACTTTACACAGATAAAGAATTACCCTGTACAATCATTTGCTACTGCTGATATAGTACCTTTGATACTTATGTATATAGAAAAACAATTAGAGACTTTACAGTCTTGTGTAGTTAATAGTGTGCATGATTCTATAGTAGTAGACGTGCATCCAAATGAAGAACAACATGTGTTAGATGTTATAAAAATAACTAATGCTAATATGATAAAACTCATAGAGGGTGAGTTTAAATTAGAGTTTAATGTACCATTATTATTAGAAGCAAAAATAGGTATTAATTGGCTTGACACTAAAGATGTCGCATGATATAACTAAGCACTCATTGAAAGGAGAAAAATTTAAATGAATGATTTAATAAATATAAATACAGATAGCTATGCAGATTTAGCTAAAGCTATGGGAATAGCTACAGAGGTTTCTGCAAAGCCTAAGAAGTCTGGTAATCTAAACAGACTAAGAATATGGCACTCACCTATGATGGGTCAGACAGAAGTCAACGGTAAGATGGCTAATGTTGAAGTCATTGAAGGTGGTGCTTATAGACTAGAAGTAGTTGAAGAGAGTGGCTCTACATTCTATTATGCTAAGAATATTAGCATTCGCCCATTCATGCAAAGGTTTATGCTAAGAAGATATATAGCAAACCTTAATGCAAAAGCAGGTGAACCAAAAGGTATGTTCCATAGAACTATTATGTCTGATAATCTAAATACTGATTTGAAAGATAATACTGGCAGATTTAACTGTGGTAAACCCTCTGGTTACATTGAAGACTTCAAAGCTTTAGCACCGGACATGCAAGATTTAATTAGACAGATTAAACGTGTTCGTGTTATCTTTGGCGTGGTTACATTGGATGAGCCTACTAATGAAAAAGGTGAGGCTGTTCTATTAGGAGATGTTCCATTCATATGGGAGATTGACAACAAGGATGCTTTCAAAACATTAGGAGATCAGTTTAATGAGTACGTTAAGAAATCTAGATTGCCTATACAGCATCTAATACATCTTAATGGTACTAAGGCAAATCAGTTACCTAATGGAAGTAGTTTCTATACCCCTATTGCAGAAGTAGACTTTGGTGAAGCTTTTGATGTTACAGAAGAAGACCAAAAGTTATTTAGTGACTTTGTTGATTGGATAAAGAACTTCAATGACTACATCTGTAAAGAATGGGAACAAAAGGTAGAGACTAGACAAAATCCTGTGTCTCCTGAAGAGATGGAAACTGTTGAGTCTTTTATTGACATTGAGGGGAATAACTAATGAATCATGTCGCTGAATTGAAGTTGCATCAGTACATGACAGATGCAGTCAATGGTAAATCTACTATATCAGATGAGGTTATAGACCAAGTAGCAAATGATGTAAGAGATGCTTTGCAACGTCAGTTTAGTGGCAAGGTTAAAAGAAAAGACTTTAGGTTACGTATGTCAAACATAGGTAGACCTACATGTCAACTTTGGTATGAAAAGAATAAACCTGAAACTGCTTTACCTAAATCAAATAACTTTATGATGAACATGATGTTAGGAGATATAGTTGAGGCAGTCTTCAAGGGTTTGTTAAAAGCCGCTAAAGTTGATTATCAAGACTCTGAGAATGTTATATTAAAATTAAAAGATGCTAATGTTTCAGGGTCTTATGACTTAGTTATTGATGGTGCAGTAGATGATGTTAAATCAGCATCTGATTGGTCTTACAAAAATAAGTTTGAATCCTATGATACACTAAGTAGTGGCGATGGATTTGGTTATGTAGGACAACTTGCTGGTTATGCAAAAGCTTCAGATAAGAAAGTAGGAGGTTGGTGGGTTGTAAACAAAGCTAACGGTCACTTTAAATATGTACCTGCAAGTGGTCTCAATCTAGATGACGAGATAAAAAAGATTGAAGACACAGTTGCTACTGTCAATATAAATAAGTTTGAGAGATGTTTTGAACCTGAGATTGAAACATTCAGAGGTAAAGCAACAGGTAATACTGTTTTAAATAGTAACTGTAAATTTTGTGACTATAGATATGATTGTTGGAATCTTACTGATAAACCTGCCGTCATGTCAAAAGCACAGATACCTAAGATTGTTTCTTACATTAGCATGGTAGATAATGTCTCCTCATAAAGTAAGACGAGAAGCACTGAAGTATGGGTATAGAAGTGGGTTAGAGCATTCAATATCATTATATCTAAAGAAATTTAAACATAAGTATATGTATGAATCTATGAAGATTGAATGGGAAGATTTAACTTACCGTACCTATACTCCAGACTTTATATTAAATAATGGTATAATAATAGAAACTAAAGGAAGGTTCTTGGCAGCAGACAGAAAGAAACATCTCTGCATAAAGAAGCAACATCCTAAATTAGATATTAGATTTGTCTTTACAAATAGTAGAAGTAAACTTAGTAAAGGTGCTAAATCTAATTATGGGCAATGGTGCATTAAGCATGGTTTTAGATACTATGACAGAATCATACCTGAAGATTGGCTAAAAGAAAAAGGTAAAAATAAACACTTGAACTTTATTAAGTTTTCAGGTACAAAGATAAGGAGATAATATATGTTAGAAAAAAGAAATCAAAACTCATGTTTCATAGAACTAAATCCCATATGTGATAAAAACTATTGGACTGGAGAACTAGAAGTTAATATCATAGCTTCTGAAAATAGTGACCTTGATAAAGAAAGCAAAGAAAGTTTATTGCATCTATCTCAATTGGTTGCATCTACTGTAGCTCTCATGGAGCTAGACCCTAAGTTAACACTAAGACTAGAAGAGTTTGTAAATGAGGCAGAAGAAGAAATAAGAGAAAAGAATAAACCTAAAGTAACTAAATCTGTTGAGGGTAATATAATATCCTTAAACTTTGAAAAAAAGAAATAATGTTAAGACATATGGAGTATATGAAAATGATGGCAGATAAGCTAAAAAACAAATCAGAAGAGGATAAAGTTAAATATTTAAGTGGTGTCAATAAGCAAGACTCCTCTACAGATATGGTTAATAGTCCTCTTCATTATAATAAAGCAGGTATAGAGACTATAGATGCTCTAGAGGCTATGTTAGTAGATGGTTTTG